ATCAGGATCTACACTGTTAAGCAGGATTGTTCTTTCAGCAGGTTGAAACATTTTTGTTCCATCTGCGTTTAGTGCTTTAACAATGATTGTCTCAACCAATGCTTCTACTACCTTGCCCTGCTGATGCAATTGCATGATAGCACTCTGGTCTTTGAAACTGCCTAACTGTTTGTAGTAAACGGTTGTTCCCCATTCTTCTACATCAAATTCTTTGAGTTCTGAGTCTCTGCTTTTGAAATGTTCTACGGCTTTCGCCAATACTGGATTCTTAATCATCTAATTTTGTTCCTTGCTCTTAATCGCTCTAGGGTTGGCTTAACCATACCTCTAGGTGCTTGCTTACTGTGTCCACGCTCTAAATACGGGACATATTTTACACCGTTGTTAATGATAAAGCCAAAGCGTCTACGAAGCAATCTCCATCCACGCTTGGCTTTACCTGTATCTACTGGTGTTAAATCCTTAACACCTCTAAAAATGTCGTTAGCAAGCAAGCGAGCCTGCTTTTCTTCTAGTCGCTTTAGTTGCGGTTTTAAAGATTTGCCAACGACACTAATAGATAACATTATTAGGCCTTTAGTGCCATTGTTAGGTCACCAGTTCCTTGGAATGTTAGTGAGCCAGTTACAACACCGTCAAATGCACCAGTAATACTGTAACCAGTGATGATTACATTACCTGTGATTTCAATGTTGCCGCTTGCGTCACCTTCTGGGTATAAAACAATAGCGGCTGGTTCGCCGTCATCGCTGAATACCTCTAGTGCTGCTACAGCATCATGTTGTGCTGTTGCTGTGCCACCTTCTAGGATAAAATCAGCACTGCCACTGTATGATTGCATTGTGCTGATGTAGGTTCTTGATGTAGAACCCATTGCGGATGTTTCCGCTGTGTCTTGTGTAGTGTCTAATGTAAAACTAGTGATCTCTGCTACAGCAGTAGTCTCTAGTTGTAATACGCCACTGTTACCACGAATTGCCGACATCTTCGTTCTCCTCAGTTTGTGTTGGTTCTTCTACAGGATCTGCCTCAGGCTCAACCTCTGGTTTGACCTCAGTCCATCCTGCATTAATGTAGTTTTGGATTTTTTTATCCATTGAATCATTTAATTCAATAGTTTTTTTACCATTGGTTAAAAGCATTAGGCTTCTCCTCTAGTGTAAATGTAGTCTATCTCAAAGGTTAGACTGATAAGGCCGAAACGGGTGTCAATTGCCTCATCTACTGCTAACTCCACTAACCTAGTGTCTAGCGCATAACCATCTCTGCTACGATCCGCTTCAAGAGCCTCCTCGACTCTCTCAGCAATATCATTACGCTGACGATCAATGTCTGTGCCAGTAACATAACAATCGCAGATAACATTAAAAATAGCCCTACGACTACCAGTGCTACCCAACATAGTAAATTCAGTCCTGGTTTCGTCGCCGCTTCTGACAACCACTGCTGGAAATTGTGCTCTGGATAATTTCTCTGGTTCAATTGTTTCTCTCGTTACTAGTATAGGTTTTGGGTCAACAGCATCTTGCAAGATTGCAACAATATTGTTGGTAATATCGTTACGCTTGCTCATCTAACTAACCTCTGTCTTGCTATTAACTCTCTTTCGCTTTCTTCATATGATCCATCATCATTCCAATCGTAAATTAGTTCACGAGTTGCTAGATCAAATTCTTCATCAAAGGCGCTTCTGTAGAAATCAATTTGTGTTTGAAAACTATCGCCTTCCACAGCCCATTGTGTGAGTTGTGGTAGAATGTATTTGTATAGACTGTAGTAAACTGCACTACGAGTGAGTTGTGATTCATTTACGCGAGTGCTATCATAATCTGCGAGACCAATCCTATTTGGATCCATGCCCTGCACCTTAGGAAACCACTGTATGCGTAGGAGCCTATGAATGTCCGCTTCTGTTTTGGCAATCATAGATGTAAAATCCTGGATCCCATAATTGTGTAGGTCCGGAAAATACTCTACAATATTGTCTTCTGTGAATATGGCCATTCTTTTCTCCTTTAAATGGGAGGTAGTATTAACTACCCCCCTATATCATTATGAATTAAACATTGATTAGTTTAACAGCACGACCTGCGTCGATTAGACCAACAGCTGCGTGTAAGCTAGCGACTGTATCCCAGCCCACTGCTTCTGCACGACGAGCAACCTCAACATCAACATTCTTCTGCATTGCAATGCGAAGAGCGTCTTCACCAAAGATGTAACCTGCTGTGTTAGCAGTTGTGATGTATGAGCTTACGAAGAACTGAACACCAGCCAATGAACCAATCATGCCTGAGCGTAGTGCTTCAGCTTGGAACATATCTGAACCAGCATATGCTGCTGTGCCAATTTCTTTCAATACAACAGCTGCTTCAGCTGGAGTAAGAACACCGAATAGACGACCTGTTTCGCCGTTGCCACGGATTTGTGCAACTGAATCAAAGATGTCATCAACGCTTAGTGGAACACTGTCAGCAGTTGAA